TATGCGAATGCACCACCCAGCCGAATGGACGCAAAGATTCACCCATGGCATTGCTCGGGGTTTTTAACAAGAGATTGTCGTTTTTATCTAGCTTAAACCACGATTGTTGGCGCGGGATAAAGTTGTGCGGAATATACTTACCATTTTCCAATTTCCACTCAATTTCAAGGGCGGAAAAACCATGTCCTACCGCGTCCATCATATCCATCAGCAAGTTTTCAAAGTTCGGATATTGGTAAAACAACTCGTCAATTTCGGCTTGCAGTTTTTCTTCCGCAGGTGTCGCATTGCGCGGTTCTGCAATGCGCCAATCCAGCGTCAAAATCGCCCGTTTGCGCGTTTGGATATTCGCCCCGATGGCACTGTCTTGTTCTTCAATATCCATAAATAACTCGTGCTGTGCCGTAATATCGCCACTTTCCGCGTCTTCTAAAATACTTTTCAGCTTTGACGGGGTAATGCGATTGCTCGGGTGATCCGATAACACACGCCCGTTTTCCGTCACCATGGCTTCATCAGTTTGAGTTGGTTCTGTTTTTGACCCTACCAATGTTTTAATTTTTTCCCAAAATTTCATGTTTTATCCTCGCCAAATGCTATATAAATCATCTTCCGCATCAAAATCATCATGCCCCAAGTCTTCATCGTTTAAGCCTATCCACTCAATCGGGGCGGAACTCGTCACTGCATTACGCCATAGCATTTCTAATGCGTCTGGGCCATCATCATGATCAGCTTTTGGAAAATGTCTCAACTGTGATTCAAGGGTGGATTGTGACCGATGTAATAAAATTAATCCGTTAGCAATATGCGGTTGCAAGCTCTCAATTCTAAGCATTTTGTCGCTATTGGGTTTGGTTGCTGTAGCAGGCACAGGTTTTCCGCGCACCGCTGAACGTTTAACCAGCTCGGTTTTTAAAAATTCCTGGAACTGTACTGTCTCTACAAACCAACGATGGCAGTTATACTGTGTATGTAGGCGAATAACGTCCTCAATAATTAAATCTGGTAAACGCTTTTTAATCTGCGCTTCAACCACATACAATTTGCCTGTTTCTCTGTGATAGCCGCCAACCAAAATCGCAGATGGGTCACGACTTGCACCGGCTTTACCCAGTGACGGGTCAACCGCACCAAAATAAATCAAGTTATTAGGTAATTCTGTCCAATATTTAAGACTGTTCGCAAAAATGGCGTCATCGCCACTGACCGGGTCATTTTGATACTCGGAATCAAATGCCGAATGTCCGTCTTTAGCGCGTTCTTTCATTAAATATAAAATTGGGCGGGCAAGCCATGACACCACGGAACCAGCATCCATTTCCGATTTATGCTGTTGATAAAATAAGTCAGATAAGGTGTCGTCGTCGCCTTCTTCGGACAAATAGATGTTTTCCCATTCATCCCATAATGTCATATTGTCCGGCATGCGCAAAATGGCTTTAAATCGGACACTTCTCCAGCCTTTAGTATTTAAAATTCGGTTCAATACGCTGTCATAGTGCAAAATAGTGCCGACGTAAATTACGTCAAATTTCTCACCGGCGGCACCAAGTTTTAGAACGGCTTTTAAAATCCAGTTGTGTAATTTATTGCGCTGTTCAGGTGTTTGAACAGTTTCATCGTTCTCTATATCATCTAATACAACTAAATCAGGACGAAAAGCTCCATGGCGACGTCCACGTAGCTTTTGTCCAGCACCGACCGCTTCCACTTTTTGCCCTTTAGACGTAAGAATTGCACCGGCACGCCAAACTTTGCCCGGCGTAAGTTCGGGGAAATCAATAGCAAGTCTTGGGTTTGACTCAACCTCAACTTTGATGGCTTCCAGCATGCCGTAGGCTTGCTCTTTGGTATCCATTGCAATGATGACGTAACGTTTAAGATCACATACCATGCACCAAAGCGGGAATAACTGAGTACAAATAGTCGATTTTGCCTCGCCACGTGGCGCGGCAATCGCTTGTCGCACAGATTTATCCAAATCCGAAACTGACTGCGGGAGATTAGCGAACAAATATTCATGCAACTGTGACTTATGCGGCGAACGTACATAATGCGGGAAATAGGCTTGAACAAAATATTCAAACCCATTTACCTTATCTAAAACCATCTGACGACGTTTAACAATCGCATACGGAGTATCGTCCCACCCCTCAAAATTAGCCTCAATATTGCGCTTAAGTTCTTCCCGAAGGCGTTCTAATTCTTTCTCAAAATCTTTAATCTTCATTACAACATCACCGCAACAAATAAAAGCCAGCCCCAACCTTTAATACCGGCTAACATTAACTTAAAAGCACATACAACGCAGACAAATTGCACAATCGAGCGGAAATAGTAATGCTTATGCACAATGGTTTGACTTTGTTTCTCCATCACTTAAATTCCTGTTTAACAATGCCTTCCAAATCATCTAAAACCGATAAAAAGGCAGGTAATAAATCCGGTTGTTTGGTTTTGATCAGATTAGTTACCATCTCAATAACTTTCCACGCCGTCGCTAATTCCGACACATCCGGCAATAACCGCTTACTGCTCGCTACCATTTTCGAGTAGCTATCACCTAAACCTTGGATCAGTTTAGCTTTATCGCTTACTGGCAAGTCTTCTGCATGACGTAGCTCTTCCATGGTTTTCTCAAAATAGATAACAAAGGTGGTGAGCATACCGCGCGCCACGTCTTCTACTTTGCCACTTGCCATGGTATTCGCATCACGCACCGTATCCCAGTTGTCGCCACGGGCTTCTGCTTCTTTTTTCCAACGGCGAGCAGTGTTGTACGATACACCAGCTTTTTCAGCCGCTTGTTCAAGTGTCAGGCAATCAAACACATAATAGCGACGCACATAAGCCTTGGTTTTTTCATCATGTGCCATCATCAGCCCCCGAATTTCGCTTTGATGAGCTCAAAGCCAACCGACACCACTAGGCCGCCTAAACCGCCCGCCATCACGGATTTAATGCCCAATTTATCCATGCGGGTTTCCAACATTTTTAAACGGGCGTCAATATCGTCCACGCGGTCGTCCAGCTTGTCGATTTTGCAACTAACTTCACGGGTTAAATCTAAAATTTGGTCTAGCTTTTGGTTGGTTCTGGCTTGTTCGGCTTTCTGTTCCAACCGCTTTTGTTCTCTTGCCGACATTATTTATCCGCCTTTCTGTCGAGTTTTTCAGTAATAGAGTTTAGCTGCTTGGTGATGGCATCCAGTTTTTCCATCACGTTTTTGTTGACGATGCCGGCCACTTCTTTTGAGAGATAATCCCGTTTCACTTGGTCAACCTCATCATGTAATTGCTTAAACTCACCATCTAACCGTTTAAACCAAAGCCCGATAAAAAACACCGCAATGGACACCAGCGCGTTAAACACCATCATGCCGTTAATGTGCACTTCCATTTTCGCCTCGCTGACAAATAGTTCGGTATGTATCGTTATGCACTTTAATTTGACGTAAGGTTTCCGTCGTATCTTGACGGCTTGCGGAGATCAACGAGAAACCGGCACAGCTTGTATTAATCACGGAGATCCCCTGACTTGTGCAACCCATCAATAAGAGTGTCACGGTCAGCATTGCGACTGTTTTCTTCATTTTTCTTTCTCACTTCAAAATGTTTCACTTGAGTTTCAGCGACGACTTTCTGCGTTTGTAACTGCGCATTGGTTTTTAATAATTGCTCAATCTCACGGTGTGCACGTTTGAGCTTAAATACCACATAACCACAAATACCTAGTGCAGCACCTGAGCCTATTAAAATCATCTGTAGCGTCATCAAATCCCCCTTGGTCTATCCGTTTGTTCCGGTTCGACATAAACTTCACCGGTAATCGGTTCTTCTGGTTTGGTTTGTTTGGCTTGATATGCCATTACAGCGCCCTTAGTTGCCGCTGAGCCACCGCAAAAACAAGCAAAATAAAAAAACAAATCAGTGACGGCAGAACGGTCAAGATAAACGGCGTAGATCAATACACCAGCCATGACTAAAAAGCCGAAAAATTGAATAAAACCTGTCGTACTCGCACGACCATCACTATTGGTAAATAATTCAAAAAACTTATTCATCTGCATAACCTCCACATAATTACTTTAGCTGGGGTTGGTCTCCCGCGTGCGATATAACTCCACGCATTCTTACTGTAAGAGTGCGGTCGTTTTTTCGGTTGTTTCCCTTTATTGCCTAACCAGCTAAACATGCGTTTAAACACGCCTAAAAATTTAAACTTCATTGTCAATTGCCCCATATTTAAGATTACCCGCCACACGACGCACCCAACCTTTACCAAAGGTCGCAAAAGTGCTGAGTTTGCAATAAAATTCAAGGCGTTCAGCGTTCAAACGCATAATGACGTCCGAAATCGCCATTTTTTTAATAGCGGCAATCGTCATATTGCCAATAATGCCGTCATCCGCCACATTCACCGCACGTTGCAACATACGGCTTGCATTGCCTAATCCATGGTTTACCGCTGCATCAAAAAACTGGAAAGCCACCGCATCAGGCATCTTGTCGCATTGATAACGTAACCAAAATGCGGAGTAGTAGATTTTATAGGCTTGCTCACGCGTCATTGCTCGCATACTGCCTTGATAACCGTTTACCTGAGCTGTACGTTTAGTAATCCCCCAATTGGTTTCCCCGCCTGGATCGCGTGGGTCATTAACGTAGCCGCCTTCGTGACCAATTAAGCGGTTAAAGATTTGTATAAAAGTTAAAGACATAAAAAATACCCTCAATCGTTGATATGATTGAGGGTATTCTGAATCAAATTAAGTTTGGTTAATGGAGGAAAGACTTCCACACGTCTACTTGCTTTAAAATAACGCCGCTTGTTGATATTGTGGAGATTGATGGGTTCTTACAATTTCCCAGGCGTGGCGATCTGATAGATTGTATTTAGAGCAAAGCTCAAGCATTGCCGTACGGCCACTTTTCTTTTCGGTTTGCGTGATATAGTCAAAATCCGCTTTCAGGCGTTCATTACGCAACAAACGAAGAGCAACCTCACAACGTGGGATATAGACTTCTTCGGCTCTAAAATAATTACGTAATTTTATCGCATTCTCTGCGCCAATTAAGGATTTCAAACGCGGAAAATACACCGCGCCATCAGTAAACCTAAATGTCGTCCCGCCAAATTGATTAATAATCTTTTCTATATCCGCAAACCCAACTAGATCTACCATTTCTAACACGATTTCAGGTAAATAACCTGCAACACTTTCAAGTTCAGACTGCATAAAATTTCCCCTTTGTGACCATTTAGGCGGATTCTCTCACGGAAATTTCAAAAAGCAGGTTTCTACACCTAAAAATATGATAAAAAAAATCCCGCACGGGGCGGGATTTGGAATTAATGTTTTGTCGTTTTCGGTTTTTTTGATTTTTTAGGAAAAATCCAGTATTTTCGACCATAATCTTTGGCATAAATTAAACGTCGTTCGCTCTTATCCTTGTTACGGGTATAGCGTGCTTCACAACGTGTAAAGCCTTCAATATCATCAAGTACGGGTGTTTTTTCCAGTGTTTTTACGGATGTTTTTTCCATGGTTTTACCTATAAATGGAAAAACCCCTTGAAACAAACCAGCTTTTTACGTAAAATCTTACTCGACTTTTAGAAAGTCAAGAAAAATTTATACAACCCTGTGTTTATATACAAGGGGTCTTGTGTTAAATGGAATCACATGGTCATTGGTCGTGAGAATGTGATCCCGAAGTATTAAGCCCAATCAGCTCAAACTGGTTGGGCTTCCCTATATCTAGTGGTATAAAACAAATACACAAACTAGATATTGTTATATTAGATCCTTTTTTAAACAAAAGCAAGTGTAAGTTATTGTTTTTGATCAAATTATCCAATATAAAGCCCGTATAGCGACTTTTCCACGGATCCCAATCTTTTTATACTAATTTAAAATAAAACGTAAATTTGACCCGTTTTAGGCGGTTATACGTGCATATTTATCCTTATTTGTTTATATTTGTTCGTTCCTGAACGTTTCAGGATATAAAAAAGCCCCAACTTGATCGCTGAGGCTGAATAATTATTTACGACTTTATTTTTTTAATTGCAATACTTGTGGCAGTAGCTGCAATGTCATCTTCCATGCTTTTTCAGATTCATCTGGCGACAATGCTTTGCAATCTACATATTCATTGCCATAATCGCTGGTATCAGTTTCATTTTGTGCCACAATTAGCGTTACCTTACGTAATGCACAGCCTGCAATTGGATTAAGATCATGGCCGGCAGATCCATTTTTCATCGAGTATGCCGAATTACGGAGTGCTTGATAATCTCCCTGTAAGGCTTTATTTAGCTCTCCTTTGGCTTTA